TACTAAAAATTAACAATCTTGGTTTTCGATTTGCTAATTATCTATAACTTTCTTCAATTTACCTTAATATTTATATATTCTGCTTCATCCCCTTAAAACCATTCTCCAGCTTTTTTTACATCTTCACTAAAAGTGGATTCTTCAATCTTTTTTCCTTTATCGGATTTCTTAGCAACATAAACTTTACCTTTTTCAGTTTTAATAACACCCCAATCTTTATTCTTTTCTAACCACTTGTTAGTAGCTTCATCAGAATCAAAAGATTTGACTTTATACTCCATTCCGTTGACAACAACTTTTTCCATTTCCTCAAGTACTTCTTTAGATTCTTCAGCGACGGATTCTTCTAAGTAAAGCCATTTTGAACCACTTTTAATAGCATGACTTTCTTTGAATGTTTTTTTAGAAGATAAATCCTCAAATTTTCCTTCTACATTTTCATTGTAGTATTTGTTCGCATCTTCTACCATGTCGCCTTTATAACCGTCTCTTTCGTTTAGTAGTGACATATTATTCATCTCCATTTAAAAAGTTTATATAATCAGAACCATATGTTGCTACATCTAGTTCGGCTGTTTTTTCTTCATCAAGAGCTTTAAAATCTTTAGGTGTTTCACCTTTAGGGATTTTCTTTTTATCTTTTTTTGCTTTTTCAGGGTCTACACCAGAGAGGTCTTCATCATCATCATCATCATCATCATCATCATCATCATCTTCTTCAAGTGATTCATCTTTTTCTCTATTAACATATTCTTCTTTTTCATCATATTCATCTGGACCAGTGTCTTGCTCTCCGGGAACATCGCCTTGCTCGTCATCGTAATCTTTTTCATCAGCAATGACATCTTCTTCTCCTGATAAATCAAGCTCATCTTCACCATCTTCTTCTTTATCAGCAACTAATGTGTCAAGTTTATCATCAATGTTTGCAAGATGGTCTTCTATTTCTGCCCATTTAATATCAAAACCTTCCTTTTCTTCGTCATTAGATAATTCTTCTGTTTCTTCATCATCAGACGGTTCTTCCTTTTCTTCATCACTTTCTTCTTGATTTTCGTCCTCTTCTTTAATTTTTTCAATCTCTTCAGATTCAGACATTTTCTTAACCTTTTCCATTTTTTCTTTTTCTTTTTCTTCTTGTTTTTTAAGTTCATCTTTATCAGCAATTTCTTTAGTAGCCAAATCATAACCATCTTCATCGAAATTTTCTGTTTCACCCTCATCTTCAGTTTTATAATCTTTAGGGTACATTTTTTTCTTTCCCGTTAAAGAAGATTTTTCATCTACATTTTTCATTTTATCTTCTTCAGATTCCATAGGATACTCTTCCATCTTTTTCTTACCCTTTGTATTTTTTCCCTCAGTTTTATTATATTTTTTACCACACATTTCATCAAATTCAATATCAGGAACTACAATACCAGCATATGGTGTTGCTTGTTTTTTACTTTTGTCAACATCATTATTGATTATAATCTTAATAGAACCCTCATCTAGTTTTTCAATTTTATCAATAATCGAATTTATATTTTTTGATACAAAATTTACATCAACATTTTTAGGTGCTTTTTTATTATCAATAAATTCAGACATAACACGTAATTTAGCTTCTTCTTTACTTACAAATTCTCCATAAAATGCTTCTTTTAAAATAGAATCAATTTTTGATTGGTTCTCTTTTACAATAGATTTTACACTATCAACATTTTCTTTTTCATAATTTCTTAAATAATTTAAAAAATCCATATTATTTCTCCCTATATTTTTATATTTTATCCAAAATCAAGTTCTTTTGGTTCACCATCTTCAGTTTTATCTTCACTAAACCCAAAATATTCTTCAAATTCTTTAAAATCCTCTACATCATCAATATTGTAATTGTAATCTTTTTTCCTATCCAAAGTCAATTTCTCCTTACCTAAGTATTTATATAAATTTTAACTGTTTAAAGTAAAGAGGTTTACCTTATGTGAAATTTTCCATTCATATTTTTCTTTATGAGGAAGAACGAAAACAAATGTATCATGAGGTTCAATTTCCTCGGCATCCACTTCAATTAATCCCCAATTGGCTAAACAAAAAGCCACTGCATTTCTTCTTTTAATGTCTTCTTCACCCACATTATTATACCCATTATCTCTCAAAACAAACAATTGTTTAAAATGAACAAGATAAGTTTCTCCATCTTTTTCATATATGTAACAACTTGGATACAAAATCTTTTTTCTTTTATTTGCAATACCAATTCTATTTGTTGTTTCTTGCACTACTTTCTTATCAGTCAATAATTTAACTTTTAATAATTCCATAATTTTAACTCCTAACTTTTAATTTTCATTTTCATTTTTATCAATAGTCAAATATTTATAATAATTCTGAACATCTTTGACCACATAATCTATTTCCAAGTGTATCACTACCAATAGGTTTTTCAGTAATAACCGCATCACAACAAGCAGAAGAACTTCTACATAAATTATCTGCAATAGTTCCCTCTGGTGCAAAACATGTTGATGCTCTATTAATTCCACCTTCAAAATAAATTACATTTATACCTTCATAACCATCAGCATGACTACCTTGAATTATAATAATATCTTCTGGTCTTGTTATAAACCAACATAAAGAAGACCAATCACTTTCTTTACCTGTCTGATTATTTATACTTTTTGCTCTCCAATAATATAAAGTTCCCGGCTCTAATCCACATGTAATAACATCCTCTGTAATTTCTTCAACAATTTTATTTACCGCTAATTCAGAGAAAGCACTTGTTTCTGATACTTGAAGTTTATAATACATTATATCTCCCAATCTGCTGATACTGAATTATACGTTAATCCACTTGTTCCACAAGGGTCAACTAATGTTGGTGTTGTTAGATTTGAACTACCAAGTAATGGATTTTTCATTTCATAATCGATTTCTTCATAACTAAAATTACATGTAAATGTAACTTCATCAGAACTACCCATCGTTAACTGAAGAGAACTTAAACTAAGAAGAAACATTTCTGTAAAAAATATATTTACAACTGTTCTTTTTTGGTTATCTAAAATACTGAGAATACCTCTCTTAATTGTATATTTTCTAATTAATCCGGTGTAATCCCCATCTTCTAAATTTCCATATCTTAAATCTTTTATCCATCTGAAAAAATAAATATAATTTAACATATCTTCAGATAATTTAAATTCAATTTGCAATTGACTTAAATCTGTATTCTTTTTCATCCCTGCTATAGGATGACGAACTTGAAAACCAAATGGCCCAACATCTTGAATTTCCCCCATATTATAATCAGGCAATATTAAATTTTTAATATAGCTCTGATAATATCTCATATCGTTAAGGTCATCAACATCCGGTAAATTACTAAATGTCAATACCCACTTATCGTTATGAAATGTGTTTGGAAATGCATTATATTGTGTCATTTTATTCCTCGATTTTAATCATTGGCTTTAAAGCCCTTAACATTATTTTATTAATATTATCAGGAAAATTTTCCAATGATGTTTGTTCAACATCAACTTCAATTTCCTTTTTTAAAATTTCATAATAGTCTTTTAAATCAGAATTTCTTTTTTCTATAATATCAGAATTTGCTTCATTTAATTCATTAAATTCACGTTTTGCTTCTTCTACATACTTATCCTGAATCTTTATTAAATTGGTTGTTCTATCAACAACATAATTACCATCATCATCTCTTTCTGCATATTTTTGAATCAACCATTCTCTTGCAGATTCATAACTCGCATACTCCTTAGATGGAATTCCACAATTTAAAACTGCAACCACTTTAGAATGTAAATTCTCTTCATTTAATGTTATCGCATAAGTAAACCATTTTTTATTTTTTTCTATTTCACTTATTTGTTTCATTGCATCAAAAAAATCAACCAATTCTCCATTTGTTAACTTCACCAACATTTTCACTCTCCTTAATTAATAACAAATTTTATTTTAACTGTATTATCCCAACCAACCCAATAATTATTATTCTTTTGATGTGAATAATTATTCGATTGTTTAATATATAATTTATCATCAGAATTACTATATGTTATACTTCCTGTATTATTATAGTAAATATTACTATTTTTATATTCGGTTGTTACTATATTTCCAGAAGGAACAACTAAAGATACCGTTCTACTACTATTAACTTTAAGAATTTCTTTAATAGAATTAACTGTAAATATTATTCTATTTGAAGGCCATTCACTCTTTCTAATATATTCAGTAGCTCTACCTCTGGCTTGAATTTCACCTTCAACAATAATACTATTTGACAATACATCAGTTGTTTTTATTAATTTCATTTTAACAAAAACAGTAGTGTTATTCTTCTGACTTTTCATTTTATCCCAAACATCAACATATGGACTTGTAAATTCTCTATAAAAATTAATTGGTGTCACTTCACCTTGATTTGTTAACACCAAATTGTCAACATAAATTGTTCCAACTCTATCTTCATAAGTACCAATATTAGAAAAATATTGATTATCAGTATAAATAGAACTTTTATCAATTTTTAACCCATTTTCAAAATCAATAAGCCCACCACCATTTAATTTAATATGCTCTGTGTCAATTCTACTAATATATCCTCTTTCAACATATCTATCACTACGACCAAATTCTTTAGCAGTAATTTCTTCCCATTGCCAATCACCGGGTTCATCACTAAAATCCCAAGTATTTTCTCTAATTCTAAAACCAATACCATTTGGAGTTATATTAGATTGAACAGTTATATTACGACCATTTCCATCATCTCTATCCCATCCAACAAAATTTTGACCATATATATTTGCAAATTGATTATCCCACCATCCCAAACTATCACTCAAATTTCTCAATGGGAGTATATCACCATGTGTTTGGATATTTCTTCCAGCAACAAGTAATATATCTTTATCTTCTCCAAGATATGGAATTATACTTTCACTAAATTCTTTATTTTGAGCTTCTAATTTTGAAATATCATTTAGTAAAGAAAATATTTCTCTTCTATATTTCCAATTATTAGAATTTGTTGGGTCATTTGCAATCAAAGTACGTAATGTTTTTATTCTTTTATTTTTATCATCAATTATTGATATATTGTTATTAATATTAGTTTCAGTAACATCACGAGTTTGCCAAATTCTTTCTATAATATCTTCAGCAGTAAAAGAATCTTTATTTCCAGCAGATAATGTGACCATAACAATATCATTTAAACTTCTTACAAGTAAATCATATCCATGTTCATATGTACCTTCATAATCAGTTGCAGATGCAATATATGATGATATATTACCATATACATAATTTTTATTCTTTTGTTTATCAACATATTTACTATTATTAATAGTTACAATTTTTTTAGTATTATGATATGGTCCAATATAAATATCAGTGTTACCAAAATGTGTCAATTTCTCATTCATATTAAAATTCAAATATGAATCCGAAAAATCAGAACCCGATGTTACATTATCCCAAGTATCATCAAACATTCTTAATGTATCTGACAAATATAAATGACTCCATTTTTTATCTCTTAAACCTAAACCATATTCCTTATCAAAAACTGGAATTAAAGAATAATTATCAGGATGAGCACTTAAACATGCACCATACATATCAAATTCACAATCTCCACTAACATTAGTTCTCATTGTAGTTCTTATACGTTTAGATTCGATACCTTGACTTGCAACATATTGTAAACATAGTTGAGGCATTTCTTTCTCAGCACTCGTTACAGGCTTATTAACGTACTCAAATGTACCAACTAATAGTTTGGATACACTTCTATCATCATCGCCTCCTAATACCGCTCCTGTTTCGTCTATACCTAGTGTATTTGTTATATATACACTACCATCATATGTAAGACCATAATTTCCATTTTCTTCATTTGTTGTTCTTACCCAATAATCTCCAGATGTTGAATAAAAAACATTATCAAATACACCACTTGCTACAGTTTTTGATTCAATTTGAAAATCTAATGTAATCTCAGTAACCTTACCTGTACTTCCAACATCTTTAGAATATAAAAGTTGTGGTTCAGGAATAATTACTTGACCAAACAAAAATGGGTCAGAAGCAATAACACCATCGGCTGTTCTCTTTACAGCATACAAACCAATTTTATTAAATTTGATTTGTCCATTTTGTGCTCTAATAGTGACTTTAAAATTAGCTCTACTATCATTAGCAGATGTGATTACATGTTGATATGTTACCCCCTTGTAAAGATAACATGATTCCGGGTTATCAAGGTCTTCAGGACCATACCCCTCTGCTGATGTTGGTGTTGATAACAAACCATATCCTGCATTAGATAAGAACCAAGCAAATCCAGTACTCCCCGGTGAACTTACAGTATCAGCGGTATAATAATTACCAATTGCACTTGTTTTAAATTGATTTATGTTGAATGCATTTCTATGTGCAAAATTAGTAATCATTTTATTAGAACCACTTGTGGCTACCGTTTCATCACCTGTGCGTACCAAATACAATTGTTCTGGTGACAATGAATAATAATCTCCAGAAGTATTCCATAATACTTCACCTTGAGGAACTTCATCAGCAGAATTAGTACATGAACTAACTTCCGTTCCACTAATAGATGAATCAGTTGGTAAAATGTTTGGGTCTATTCTATAATCATAAACTGGCACATAATATGCTATTTCAATATATTGTCCTAACGGATGAGCATTATCTATCTGATTTAAACCAGTTTCTGTTATCATTGCATACTGAGGCATCCTATTCTCCTTAATAATTCTTAACTATGTCTATATTTATATTTATATATTATTCCAAATATTTATATATTTTCTTTCTTAAAATTCATTACTTTTTCATAATTTTTTAATATTTTTATCATCTGTTAAAATACCAATCAGCATATCCATCAGAAAACAAAGATATATGTTTTCTAATTCTTGAATATGGTCGATAGTATAAATCTACTACAGTTCTATATACTCCTGTAATACCTTCAAATACTGTATTGATTGGTTTAATTGCTTTTATTGCTTCAGATATTAATTTTTGTCTTCTCAAATCAGTTGTAAAATTTCCAGTTGTCAAACTTTCTAATATATCAAACCACAATCTAAAATGAGGTGATGAGAAAAAATCATCAGGTATATTTGATATATCTTCTTTTACTGATGCTGGATTAACATCTGTTAATATCCAATCATTATTTCCTAATGGTTGTAATTCATTTAACATATTAAAATATGCTTTCTTATTATTTTTAAATTCTTCCCATTGTGATAAATTACATTTCAATTCTTGTAATTCTTTATATGTCATATCATCAGTAACAATATATTTATTAAAACCAGAAGTTTCAGTTGTTCCATAATCATTTACATTTTGACCGCCATATTCTAAGCTATTTAATCCTATTCCAGTTTCCGGGTCTCTATAATTTCTTGTAAAATAATAAATAAAATCACCAACTAAACCAAATGAATATAACATCATCTTAACTGAATTTCTCGTTGTTTTAATTTTGTACCATGTTGGTAAATTTCTAACCATAAATCGTAAATATTTCTTTTGATTTATTGCTTCCTGAGATTCTATTTGCGTTGCAGAAAAATCTAATCCAATATTATCACGACTCAATCCAACTTCATAACCAAGGTTTTGTGCATAAAATTGTATCAATTCAATTGGAATTAAATCTGAGTCAAACAATTCTGTTATTCTATATATCTTCTCAAGAACAGATATTTTAGTTTTTGGAACTTGACAAAAATCAGTAAGAAAAACCTTTTCTACATCATCTGTTGGTGTATATAAAGTATTAGCAGATATACCACCACTTAAATATGTTTGATGTTCATAAAAATTATTAACAGCAGATAATAAACACGCAGAAACTTCACAAGCACAAGTATTTAATGCAGATGCTCCAAGAGTATATCCACAAGAGCCAGCATACATTTCATTCAAATAATCTTGATATACTTTAAGATAATCCTCTGTATCTGTATTAAATAAAGTCTCTGGAAGCATATCAACTAAATTAATATCTCTACAATCTCCCCATCTTATATGTTCAGGACCAAATAAAGAAATATAATTTACTTTCAATTTACATGCAGAAATGGTTCCCAAATTAATTGTAGCAATTGCTTGTGATGTTACCATACATCCACTAATATCAAATGCCGAAATATTATATGTTAAATCATCAGTTCCAGAAACTTGACGTGTTCCTGATGATATTGCCGATATATCTAACCAACCAACACTATTATCAATAGTTGCACTAACAGCAGATGTTATTCCCCATGTTAATGTTGACCATGCATAAGCCGATGTGCCATTTATAAAACTTGGATTAAATTCAAAAGTATCAATCGATAATGAACTAGCACTTATTACAATATTAATAGAATCAATATCTGATGTACATGTTGTACCATCATCTGCTGTTGTGACCATTTCCAAACCAGCACTAAATGTTCCTACACCACATGATGCTGATACAATCTGACCTTGCTTTTTAAATGTTCCATTATTAAAATACCAAATATATGTTCCAGACAAATCAGAACTACCACTTAACCAAACATCATAAAAAGATGAATCACATGATAATGTGTGCGTTTGGTCATCTCCAGCAGATACTAATGCTTGACGATTAATAGTAACACTTACCGTATCGGTATCAATAATCCCATTAGATGCAGATACTTTTAATTCAACATTATATGTTCCAAAAGCAGAAACATCACTAACTATAGTAAATATTTCTGATGCATCCGTTGCTATATTGGCAGATACATTTGATACACCAAAAGCACTTAAATTCCATTGATACCATGATAAAGAACTACCAGTACTTGGAGGTAAACTATCAGTACCAGCAAGTAATATATCTAGTGTGTCACCAGAAGTCATACAATGTGTTTGGTCTGAACCCGCATTTGCACTTGGTGCATATACACCATTAACATTAACATTAACTGTTACAGTATCTGATGCAGATAATCCACTTGAATCAGTAACCGTTAATGTGTATGTGTATTCCCCTACAGCATTTTTTGATTGAATAGCAACATCTGTAGCCGAAACAAAAGTACCGCTCAATTCCCATAAATAATTTGTTATAGAACCGTCAGGGTCATAACTATCTTGACCAGATAATATAAAATTATCTCCAGCATTTACAATATATGAATTTGCGCTGGCAATAGGAATCGGAGGAATTAAATTAATTACAGAAGCACTAACACTATCCGTTCCAGACTGGCCACATCCATCTGTAATAAGTAAATCAAATTCGTGGTCTCCAGCAGATAATACTAAAGTAAAATATTCAGAAGTTGACACAACATCACTACCAGATGTCCATTGATATGTTGATATTGCTTGACCATCAGGGTCATAACTTGCGCTGGCATTAAATGTAGCAGATACTCCACTAATACTTGTTGCTGTTAATTCTAAATCACTTCCTGCATCTGCTATAGGGTCTCTATAATAAATTTTTTGAATATATGATGCACTTGTTAAAACACCAAAATCATTCCATGCAGACATTGTATATGATACAGGAAGTGTTGATGATGTTCCATATGAACCAGAACTTACAGCAGAAGAATCTATCCATCCAATACCATTATTAATAAATGCTGATGTTGCTCCTATTGTTACCCAACTAATTAAATAGTCAGAACCAGAACATGTTGGATTTGATGTTGCTGAAAATGTACCAGAAACAATTTGTGGATTTGCTGAAACTATAATTGTAGTACTATCAGTACCAAAATTACTATAATCGTCAAATGCTGATAACGTATACGTAGTTGTTATTGACAAACCAGAAACATCACATGTTCCAGAATTTACTGGAATAACCCATCCAACCCCATTGTCAATGAATGCAGATGTTGCTCCTGATGTCTCCCATGTCAATAATGTATTATCACCAGCAGAAATCGGAGTATCTCCAGAAAAAACCAACACAGATGGTGGTGTGACAGTTACCGTAGTGTTATCCGTCACAAAATTACTATAATCATCAAATGCTGATAACGTAAATGTTGTCGTAGCTGAAATCCCAGAAACTTCATATGTTCCCGCACTAACAGGTGTTACCCATCCAACATTATTATCAATAAATGCTGATGTTGATGCTCCTGATGTCTCCCATGTTAATGTTGAATTTCCACCACCAGAAATTGGTGTATCAGCAGAAAATATTGTAATTAATGGTTCAATGATATCAATAGTTGTAGACTCAAAAACAAAATTAGCACTTGAATCAAATGCCGACAATGTGTATGTTGTTGATGCTGACAAACCAGAAACTACACATGTTCCTGCACTAACGGGTGTTACCCATCCAATATCATTATCAATAAATGCTGAAACTGATGAACCAGAAGTTTCCCATGTCAATATAGAAGAACCACTAAAATCAATTGGACTATCAGCAGAAAATGTTATAATTAATGGGGCTGATACGATAACATTTATGTCAAGTGATGCACTAACATCACCACCTTCATTATATGCCGATATTATATATGTATAACTTCCAAGTCCCGGTGTAATTGCAGACGTTCCAAACAAATCTACATCACCAACACCATTGTCAATTGTAACTATAGTATCACTATCACCACTCGATACAAACCACCCTAATGATGTTGATTGTCCTTCAGATAATGTATATTTTGTTGCACTAAATGAATCTATCGTTGGTGGAATTGTAGCAGATGCACTATCAACCCACATTATATAATCCCAACCTTCGATATTTGCATCCCATTTTTTAGTATGGAAAAATCCAAAATGACCAGCAGATGATGTGTAATCATTATTTATAAATGACGCTGAAGCATAAAATATTGTATGGTCAGAATCCCACAATTCAACTGAAAATGTATTATCATCGGTAATATCTACAGTGATTAAGCCATCAAGTGGAAATTCTGTTTTATTGGGCCAAGTTTCAGCACTTATCGCAATACCCGCTGAGTTTATAAGATTAAGTTTTATGTCTCCTTCTGAAAGTGCAGAGTCCTCACCCTGCCACTCATTTGTATTATTGACAGAAAGATAAATTCCTTTTTGGTCAAGAGTTCCCGGATTAACACGCAATCCAAGAAATTGTGTTGGACTTTGATATCTCATAATTATGAAATTATCAGCACCATTATAAACATCAAGACCAACAAATGAAGCCGACAAACTACCATTTAATTCCGGCTGTGTATCAACTAAAATAAAGCCGGGTTGATTATCAACAGCATCTTGTGGTATTAATTTAACAAAATCAATATACCAATATCTATACGATGGATAACCGTCTTGGGCAGCATAGAAAAAATTACCTGTTGATGCAACAAAATCTTCAAAAAAATTAGCCATTTATACTCCAAAAAATATTATCTTTTTTAAATATTTATAATTATTATTCTATAGGTCTATGTTTGTTTATACATAACACAACATCGAACATCATAAGTTTGACCATAAAAACCACAATATAACCATTCTGCTCTATCTGTTGTAAACGCTATATAATCATTTACACCACCAGATGTCTCATAATCGAACCACCATCTAAATTCATAAGCTTCCCACAACCCTGCAAATTTTCCTCTTGGTTCATAATTATAAACATGATATTTTACATTTAATGGTGACGAACCTTCTACTGGCGCTCCACTAAAATCAAAAGGAAATGAATCAAAACCAAAAGCCCTAACATCTGGAACTAAAACATTAATTATTGACGGACCAGTTGCAGTCGTATCGACACTTGCACATGTTACCGGGACTAATGTAATTATAGCAGGGTCAACTGTTACTACAACATTTTCAAAATCTCCACCAAAATAAAATGAACCAATATGACCTTTTCCAAAACCAGCCACTGATAATTCAAATGTATATGCACCATACGTTACACGGTCTTCTCCAAATAATCCAATATTATAATCATTATTATTTCTAAATGTTACCGTTGCTCCACCAATAGGAATATTAAAATTAATATATTCCAATGATATTTTATCTTGATAATATGAAATTTGGTCATTAGAATTTGCTTTTACAGAATAACCCAATACATTACTATTATATGTAGGTTCAATATACTCAACAACATCTCCCGGTACACCAACATAATTTGAAAAATTTTCAACCGTTGTTATATTATTACTGGCTTTAAGTGTTGTATATGATTGTAAATCTAAAATTATTGTATCATGTATAAGAACACAATCATACAATCCAAATTCATCAACTCTTGTAAATGGATATAATCTATTTGTATCTAATGTACATCCGTAAAAATTAAAATTACTATATCTATCTGTATCAACCGCACTATCAGCTAAATAAAATTGACTAAAAATATTACACTTTATAGCAACATTTTTAAAATCAATATTTATTTTTCTACTCGGAGAAGCCCATTCACAATCAAATGGGTGTACTGCATATGAACCACCATCAGTATAGTTATCAACTATAAAATTTTTAAAAGTAACGTCTAACGTTGTATCTACAGCACTTGTTAAATAATCATTTGCTCGATTAAAAATTGTAAATTGGATATTATCATTATATAAAATTGGAGAACCATTATTTTCGACATCCCACCCGTCAATACTTATAGTACCAGATAAAGACTCATGAAAACTGATAAACATATCAATACCAGTTTCAAGCGATGTTGTATAATTAGATGATTTTGCTCCTTTTATTTTTACAACATCTCCATCAGTTGCAGTCGTAACAACAATATCACCATCAATAACACGCTCAGGATTAAAAAAATTAACCAATTGGTTATAATTAAATGGTGATGAATCAGAACCATCACCAACCAAAGTTCCGTTATTTATATTTACATAATAATTTGACATTATTTATCCTCATTTCCCTCTAAATGATTAATTCTATAACCCATCATTCTTATTAATTGAAATATTTTATTTAAATCGTCATTAACATTTGTAAATAATAATTCAAATTCATTTGTATTTTCTCTTTGATAATTTCTTGCATAATGTTTTACATCAACATCACAATCCATATAAATTTTAAATCCGTATTTTTTTACCAACATTGAAAAACCAACATCTTCAAATACCAGTTGTCTGTGTTTTTTTCCTTTATTAATTTTTTCAATTATTGGATAATGAAACCACGGATAAGGGAGATTTTCAAAAACTTCTTTTTTAATAAGTAAACACCCCGCACCAACCCAATCTACTTCAATCAATCCGTTCGTTGATTTTTCTATATTTATAAAATCTACTACATTATCATTTTCATATTTAAAATGTCCACCAACATAACAATATTCTGATTCCCTACTCATATATGCTCCAGCAACAATATCCAAATTATATGATAATAGTTTTTTAACATCTTCTTCAGTAACAACCGTATCTGAATCTATAAAAAGATAATGAGTAAATCCGTCATTTAATTTTTGAAATTGTAAATCTGATTTTCCATCATTAACAAGTTTATTTCTAAGGTATGCAATTGCCGTTCCCCTTAATGATAACCACGCACAATTTAATGTTTTAGAATCTAATAAATTTAAAATTGCTCTTTCTGTTTTTGAATCAATTACATTATAATACGGTGTTAATATTTTAATATCGTGATTTAAATACGTCCGTTCTTCTATTTCTTTAATTTTTCTCTCTCTCTCTTTTAACCCATTTCTTTTTATTTCTTCAATATCAATATTTAAATTCATAATTATTCCTTCTATTAATTAAGCAGTACCAACATATATCATATAATCATCATCAGGCATTAAAAATTGAACATCAAGTCTTACATCTCTTATATCTCCATCATTTAAAAACTTAATTGCTAAATCATCATTAACAATTTCAAAATCACTACCATCTGATGCTGATAATGTAAAATATAGTGATTCATTACCACCACTTGTAATCTCAATTTGTCTCGTAAATCTATTTTTATTTTTATAATCTATAATTCCTGACATTATAATTCCTCTATAAATTTCTCACCTGTAAATTGTTCCATTCTTCTAATAAATTTTTCCATATTAATTTTTATTGTTTTTCCTGTTTTTCTATTTACAGAATAATATTCCCATTCACCATCATCATTATGAGGAGAGATTTTTGTTATATTCGAATCACTATCTTCAACAAACAATTCAGTTAATGTTCCAAAAGCTCCAGCAGCAGATGCAAAAATATAAGCATGACCCGATACAACGGTTGGTTCTGTTGTTTGTGGAAATTTAACATGGTCAATTATAACTTCCTTAGTTGTAAAGTCTCCACTCAATAAAATATTACTTCCATTTGTTACCGCAAATTTATTATTTTCTGTATTATTTTCTCCAGCATTCTCACCTATAAATACACAATTACTACCAGTAGAATTTTTACCTGCTAACTCTCCAATAAAGAGACTATCCATAGCAGATGCACCATATCCTGCTTGTTCTCCAATAGCAATACAATCATTCATTTGCCCATATCTTCCAGCCTCATCACCAACAAATGTTCCTAATGCTAATCCAGATGGTGTATTTGCTCCAGCATTTGAACCAATCATTATAGTTCTATATGAATTTGACTTATATCCAGCTTGATAACCAATAGCAACAATTTCACCATTGATATTTTCACCTTCAGAACCAGCCTTATATCCAATCATTTCGCTATTAGGGTGTTGTGAATAATATCCTGCACTTGTTCCTAATGCAACAACATCGTTTGCATTGCTTGCATTTCTCAATGTATCCATTCCTATACCAACAACTCTATTAATTGTTGTTGCAGATGCACAAACATGGTCTCCAATTGCAATCACATTTTCAATATCTTCATCAACTACCTCTGCTGTAAATTGCCCAAATAAAATACATTTTTCACGTTTATTTTTAGGAGATGTGTTATATGGGTATGCTACACCAGTTCCCATAACAATATTCAAACTACCACTTGTAAATGAAATTCCATCTCTTCCAATATAAATATTATCTTGACCTACAGTGTTAATTCCAATTCCTCTTCCGATATTAACATTATTATCCCCTGAAACTTGCCAACCAGAATCAGAACCAAGAGATACATTATAATTACCAGAAGTATAATAACCAGAACCTCTACCTATAGACACAGAACCTGATGTAGATTTGCTTCGAAGCCCCGCTGAATGTCCAATACCAATTGAATAATTATTATTACAATAAGAAAATGCCCCCTCTCCTAATGCAACATTTAAATCACCAAATGCATTGTTTAAAGTATCTTTTCCAATTCCCACATTTTTATTACCATTAAGATAGTTTGCACCAGCATTACCAACAATTGCATTACTATTCCCAGAGGTGTATATACCAGCATTTATACCAATAAAACAATTATAATTACCATCCATTCTATATGTTGTTGTACTTCCAATATTAACATTACCAAAACCGTTTGAATTTACAAAACCATAATATCCTATATTAACGTTTTGTCCATAAATTGGAGAACCACCCTTTGAATATGCACCTGCAAAATCACCAATATTAATATGACCAGATTCATCAACCATATTAATTCCAGAACCTCTACCAATATTAATTGAATTAAATGCTCTTGTTGTACTTTCAAACGGTTCATCATCAAAAGCACCACGGGCGATTGTTATTGGAGAATATGAATTACCATCTCCACCAAGATATAATTTTTCAAATACAACACTCTTATCCCAAGATGCAAAATGTTGAATTTGACCATAAGTATCTTTACCACCCCAATGTGTCGTGCTTTCTGAACTTTTATAATATGAAAACGCACTTAATGCATTACCAATTTGTGTTTCTCTTAAATCTGATATATTCTCAGTTGATATATGTAAAATTCTTCGTGTTGCGCTTGTTGACATTATTTATCTCCTTCTTTAATAATTATTCAATTAATGCTGATTATGATTCAGCACCAACGCATGATGGATTTATTGAATCTTGAATTATGTATGATGCATTAATTTCATCAATCCATAAATATTCTGAATCAATGTCATCTTGAATAATGCATGGTTCAGTTATACAAGTATTTATATAATCTTCACGTGAAAATCCAAAAAGTCCAGTCTCATATCCAGAATAAACACTAAAATTATATCCCGGATTAGCAGGACAAAAAATACCATCAAATGGTTCAAGTTTATCTTTATTTTTTATAACATAAATCAATTCTTTATTATATAAATCATTCTTATTTGTAAATGGAAAATCATCAGCAGCACTAGATTCCCAAGAAAATTGATTTTCATAATTATCACCACTTGTATAATATTTATTATAATTTCCATTTATAGTTTCAATTGATTCAGTAAATGTAGAATTAAAAAATGTAAAAAACGAACCAACAAATTGTAATTTTATTTTTCCAATATCATGTGTTACTGTATCTATAAAATTAGTATATCCATATCCAAAACTATTTTGTTGATTAAACAAACCGATATGTTGATGATATTGTCCAGCACCAAGAGCTTGAGAAGACGCAGAACACAAATAACTTTCAACAGCAGAAAGGTCATAAGGTAATGAAGGTGACTCGTCATAATAATAAAGTAATTGTGGGTCTATTTCAGTGTATGTTCTTTCTCCCATAGCTGATAATGTATTTGGATTCCCACCCCAAAAATACTTATAATCAGATTTAAATTTATAGAAAATATTATAATTAACTATACTTGAATTTAGATTAACGCTAATATACATTCCCAATGCGTTTTCAATATCAGAAGAATTAACATTATAAAAAATATTATTTGTAATTGTATATTTCGATGTATTATTAATACCAAAATCAGGAATATAAATTCCATATAAAAGACTATCATCTTCTTCATAAATAAAAATGTTATTTTTAATATTAATATCTTTACCATGACCAACAGGAATAGAAGATATAATACCATATGTATTTGAACCATTCAATCTTATAACATTATACATAACATCTTGTTTATTAAAATATCCATCAAATTGAATTCCAACAGACCCATCTTCCATATTATAAATAACATTTGAACCAATATAATTTCCATAGCTTTCAACATAAGAAGAAAAATTAATAGCAACATTACTAAGATTATTTAAATTTAAACTATTACCTTGTATTTTACACGAATTACATTCTTCTAAATTTATACCAAATCCGTTCGGAACCATAATAAAACAATCACAAATATATGAATGTTGACATTTATTCAAATTAATTGCAGCAGAATCTGAAGTTAATGTATATGTAAAAAATTCACAATCGCTTATTAACAATGATATTGAATTTTCGGCATATATCATTGAACCACCATCAAAATTAGCTTTAGTAAATTTTATACCGTTAATTTTAGATTTAGATGAATTTTTATTAAATTTTAAACCAAAACCATCATCTTTTAATTTCACAATAACGCCATTATTTGGAGAATCAGAAAGAATATAAACTTCTTTATCAAATTCGATATCATAAGAAGAATCATCAATTACACATGACGATGATGGACATGGATTATATAATCTAATTTGGTCTCCATGTTTTAAATCTATTTTTGTTGATGGATTTTTAACCAAGTCATAAAAATTTTTAGCTCCATATTCAGGTCGTGTGTATGGATATATACCACCACTACTATTAAATTTATTTATATAATATATTGCCATCTTAATCCTCTTGATAAAGTATAAAACCTCTTATAGATTTTATAGTTGAGCCAATATAATCAGAATAAAATTCTATTGACGGATATCTGTTTGGTGTGTTTGCTATCATTATTCTAACATATCCATGATATATGTTATTATCATCAATAATAGAAGAATTCCAAACAATAAACATATCATACACATATGTCAATTCAATATTAGGAACATATTTTCCATTTAATGACTCTTCTTGTATATTATAAATAATTCCATTTGACAATTTCGTATTTTGAAATGATATTTTATAATTTGTTCCTTTAATTGGATTACTAAATTGAATATCATATATTAACATCCACGGCCCATAATTATCTAAATCCCATGCACCAATTTCAAAATATTTATATTCCAGTATATCAAATGGTCTTTTAACTCTTCTATAATTTTTCATTAAAAATTTAGAACGATAATCGGCAGTTCCAATTGCATTGTCAAAAATACCTTCATCATCAAACGTTGTCATTCTATAAAATTCTGTATATGTTAATGGGTATTTTTCTGAACCATTTAGATAAGGTAAACCGCATTGAGATTGTAATTTTATATAATTAAATCCAGTTGTTGTGTCTGTAGACACCCCCATAAAAATTCTTTTATCTTCTTCTTCAATACCACCACCATTAAGAATTTGAGTATATTCAACCCATTCATTTTGCCATTTTATATATATGTGTATTAATCCATCACCAAATTCTCTCTCTGGAACATGAACAACTTTTATTGGTAAAAATCTTAAAGAATTTTCACATCTTAAATCCTTTAGATATCCCCAATCTTTTAATTTATATTTAATGATATATTCAATTCCGTAATGAGTCAATTTTAAAAAACTATTATCATAATCCCACTCAACTTTTAAAATTTGGTTAACTCCCGATTTTATAGTAAAAGAAGGAATATAATCTTTTTCCGTTCTTGAAAATTCCCACTCATAATCAAAATTATAGTATGCTGGTTCTGATAATAAATCTATAATTCCATTTGATGCACACTTTTTTCCCCACATATCAACTACAGTATATGAACCTTTAAATGAAACTCCCCAAGAAGAATCAATAGTTCCATTTTCAAATGTATCATAAATTCCAGTTTGTTTATATAACCATTTATTACCACTTAATTCATAATATTCATCCAAATCAACATAATATGTCGTTTGTGGTCTATCATATAATGTTACAGGAAGCCAAGATGCACTAACAACACCATTATTAGTTCTTGTACCAAAATACACGTTATAATATCCAGACGATATATATCTATTTCTATTTGTATAAGAACCTCCGGGATAAGCAAACTCACCATTATAATTGTTTTCCCAATAATATGGATTTAAAATTCCAGAATATAATGACCAATCTTCTCCCCAACTATCAAATATTTGTATATTATTATCATAATTACTATTATTATTTGCAGACACAATTATTTCATCAAATGTATAAGCCGATAATTTATTATTATTATCTAATGTTTGTAATTCAATATTCCCATCAAAACACGATGCTGATGTTCTTAATAAAAAATATTCATAACTTGCAGATGAAAATATAATATTTACTTCTATAGAATTATCTAATGTATACCAATTATTATGTGAATTGACTTCAACAGTTATAGTATGTTTTCCACCCTGTGAATAATCGTGTGTTGCACTAAATACATCCGTTGACGAAGTATATTCATTATTAAGACTATCAAAATCATTCCAATACCATTTATAATATGACGGTAAATATGTTGAATCATAAACTGAACCACTAATATCCCCAACCGTTGCAGATGAACCATCAACCGATGCAGACAGATAAGGAGTGCCCATTAGTGGATATGTCAAAGCACCAATACCATCTCTCCATCTTGTAAAAGTGGTTAATGGTGGAACTGCATATTCTTTATTAATAACACCATCATAATTTAGTGTATTCTTTACACCTGATACTGATATATCAAGCCAACCTTCAGGGTCCAAATAATAAAAATTTGCTGATTGAGTTAAATCAAGAAATGATTCTTCACATGCACTTGCTCCACCCCACCCAAATTGTATATTATTAATTTCAACCATATCATCCAAATTAAAAATATTATAAACAAAATTTGGAATATTTGTAGTAGAAACTGTAGATAACGATGATGTGAATGATGATTGCTTAACATTAGCAACAATTTCTGGTTGATTTTCAATAACAGGAAAACCAAGCATATATTTATGATTATAAAATATATCATTTATAAAATAACAAATCATATCTTTTGTAAACGTATTTTCTACAATAATACTACCATCATAACTTTTATTACTTAAAATAGAATCAACAACAATTAAAGATTTATAATTTCTAAATGATAATGGATGATAACCAGAATTTAAATTAACCGTTGCTTCTGTGTATAGTTTCATATTAACTACAGCTAACGTATTATCTGAATTATTTAAATCTCTTTCAAAATCATTATAAACCGTTCCGAATTGAAGTCTTTTATAATCATCTGTTATTTCAAGTTCACCATTTTTAAATTCTACATTATCATTGTTAGTTATAATAGAACAAACATCAACAGTATCTCCAGTTGCACTAACAATTACAGACCAAGGATTATTTACATCATCAGTGTCATTAACCCAATTTGTTATTTGTATATCCATACCCGTATGTGGTGTTTCAAATAAAACATGATAATCTAAATAACTATTTAAATGTGTTCCTTTAGAAAAATCAATAGCAATTTTACCTTTAAGAAAAAAGTTTTGTTTTGCACCATTTCTATGTTCAAATTTTAAATATGTTCTAAATTGTTCTAAATTTAATGGATTAGTCACAGTACCTGCCGGACTATTACTATTACATTGAACAAACCCCAATGGGTCAATTATACCTTCGGCATCTGTCGTTCTTTCCAAATCGACATATATATTAATAAAATCTATTGCCATCTATATCTCCAATTATTTGTATTCATAATTAATTGGTTGTAAATTCACTTTTACAATTTCAGAACCAAGAGAATAACCACCTCTTACATAATTATCTTCATTATCATATTCTACATCAATATTTCCATTACTATCAATCATATTTAATTTTATAATATACGATAAATCTTTATGTATTTTTGTTACCGCTTTTATAAAATCACTATCTGATGTTACAGCATAAAATCTATTAAAAGAATTAAATAATGATTGTGGAGTATTATAACCAATAAATCTCCTATAATTTATAACATTTGCTCCATTCTCATCTTTATATGTATAACCATTTGAATCTTCACCGTTTGCTGGCTCTGGTTGCATTTCTGCTGCATTTAATAAAAAATCAAATAATTTTTTCAAAAAGTTATTCATAAAATTTCTTTCATTAATAAAATTATGAATATAATATTTTTTTTCTTCTAATGTATAAGAATCACCAACAGGAATTTGAATCGGAACACCTAAAAAATTAAATATAACAGTTCCAACATTATAAAATTTTCTAACTTCATCTATAGTATTAAAAGTACTTGTCTCATTTAAAAAATTATGTAAATAAAATAAAATTATAAGACCAAGACCAGAACCATATGGATTGACTGTTTGGTCTTGCCAACCATAATACCATTTATTATTTGAATTATTAATTCCAGCAGTTATATCTTCAGGAACCAATTTTATATTAGCGTGTATAATTCCCGGATTTCTTTCTATTATTTCAGTGATATTTGATATATAAATTGGTTTATTAAAATCAGCATTTATATCTAACCATTCATAAATAGAATTATTAATTTCAGTTCTCAATGCTTCTTTATCATATAATGATTTTACATATATAGTTCCTTCAAGATTAAAATTATGAATGATAGGAGAAACATAAATATTTTTAATATTCATTTGTGCTCTTGTATCCAATTTATTAATAATATTAGTAATTTTAGCACTAATTTCTTCACTTTCTAAATGAGAAACTGTTTGAATATTTTTAAAAACATTTATATCCTCTGCTAATGGACCAAATGCCGAAGTTATATAACATGGTGAATCACTACCAAATGTAAACACAAATCTTTCATTTTCAGAATCCCAACCTACAATAGCATTACCATCATTATCAAACGCAGCATCATTATAATTAGAATTATCAAAAGAATTTGCTCTAACATCTTTAAATGATGAAATCTCATCATTAATTTTATCCGCAACTTCACTCATTAATGACGTATTTGTTAATGATGAAAAATCAATAGTTACTGACGCTGATGTAGAAATATTACTCGCATTATCAACATCATCAGACGCATAATAAAAATTAAAAATTCCATTATCTGCATATGCATCTCTATAGTACACTGGTGGTTCTAACGTGCTTCCACCAACCAATCTTTTAGTATAATATAAAACATCGTATTTTTTTAATTGGTGTGCAATAGCTTGTCTTATATACACATTAAAATAACTTTGAACATGTATTGAATACGGGTCATAATCTAAATCAAGAACAGCATCATTAAGACCATTGTTTACTGTTTTTACTGTATAAATATCACCATCTAAATTATAAAGACTACCAACAACAGAAAACAACGAGACATTAAACATTTTAATATCTGCAAATACACCAGCATTATCTCTTTCTTCTTGTTCTCCCCATGCAATAGCATTTCTAACAACTATAGGTGATTTTAATGATTTTAAATAATTTATATAATCCGATTTAGAAACTAATCTATCTAATGAATAATATATTTTTGGTGCAGAAAATTTAATACTATCATTACTTTCAATATCAGAACCACCTGTAATATTTGCATATAATCTAAACTTAACTTTATCTGTAATTTCAACACCTATATTTGTATATACTTTTCCAGAAAAATTAACTTTATCATCAATAACGCCAACAGTATTTGCTTCTTTACCTTCAGTTGCTAAATATTGAAGATAAATATTATCCTCTCTTGTTAATGCTCCTTTTGCTGCAAATGCACCATCACCAAATAAAAGTTCAACATATTCATCTGGTGTTGTTCTAATAAGACACACCTTTGATGCTGTTGACAAATCATTACTATTTAAAGATTCCCAATTAATCAATGAACGTCTATCAATTTGATATTGTGTAGAATCATTTTTTTCATTTCCAACCCAAACTTTAGTAACATCATTAAAGAAATAATCTTCTTCTCCATAGATATTAGAAAATTCTCTATCTTCAAATTTATAAATTTGAAAATTACTACCCACTTGAATATTACTATCACCAACAATAGTTTTTTCTCTAATAGTTCCTTGAGCAATTACAATATCATTTCCAAAAGAATCCGCAACAATTTCTTTTTCAAAATCGCCACCGCTTGCAATCATTTCGTTAACAATTGATGGTGTTACATTATAAGTAAACGTATCAACTAAAACATAATCCCTTCCATCATGAGAAAACTTTGAATAATATGGTAATTGAATTTTATTATCTGCTCCATCTGTTGTATCAAACACTCCAGTAAAATCACCATCTAAAACAATTTTTAATTTTGATTTTGCTGGAACAGGACGTGTAACTACATATCCTAATTGGCGTGAAAGTGCTATAATAGATGATTTCAATTGAGCAGTATCAAAATAACATTCTTCTGCTCTACGTTGAATATAATAATTCACTAAATCCGTAGTACCAGAAAAAATTTCTATTATTGTTTGAAATATTGCAGACTCACGAGGATTATCAAATCGTGTATCAGCATTAATCTTATCTCTAATTTGAGAATCAATATTATCAAATGTCAATCCAGTATATTTTAAAAAATTTTCAGCCATTATATAATTTCCTTATTTTGTTATTTTCCTCTGAAAATCAGCCTTCAATTGTCTTTCTTTTATAATATATGGTATAAAAATAAAAGCAGAATTACCATCAGGATTAATTATTAACTTAACGTCTGGTTCTATAATTGTAATCCTATCTTCCCATCTTTTTATAGCATTAACTGTATCATCTAAAAGTCTTTCTAAAAATTCAACAGTCATATTATCAAACAATCTTAATTTAAAATTAGAACCAAATGATGGATTAAATAATCTTTCGCCCGGTAATGTCATTAAAATTAATTCAATACTTTGATTAATGACATCAGCATTTTTTATTTCACCACTCTTTTTTAATTGTATTTCTAAATCAAAAGCCCAATCATCAGCATATTTTTTAATTCTCTCTAAATTCATGATAAAACCTTTTATGTATATTTATATTAATTCTTATTCCTTATTACATTCTATCGGTGATGGATTGGGAGTACCAACAGCAGGACTACCACTACCACCCGAAACAGCAGTAATAACAGTGCCAACTGGTATTGTTATAACCATTTTATTTAGAATGTTATCTACCATTCTATCAACCACTTTATCAACTAATCTTTCTACAATCGCTTCAATAATAGCTTCAATTCCTGTCCATTTATCTTGATTATTTGTTGGTAAATTAGTCATCATTTGTGGTTCAGTTTTATATTTTTTCTTTATCTCTTCCACATTAAATGGTTTCATTACTATAACATCATCTACAATTTCATTATCACCTACAACTTTTTTTGATTCAATTCTCATTTCCACTTGGTCTAAATCTTTTAATATCTCTTCTTGTAAACCTGCTCCATCAATACCTTTGATTTCTAATTTGATTGTTTCATTATTTAACGCCACAATAAACACTCCTTTTTAAATTGTTATATTTCCTGCATGTGGAACTCCAGCAATAACACAAGATGGAAGAGCACAAAAAGGCCCACTACCAGTAGGAATAACCACTCTACCACTACTATCTGTCCACAACCCATGTTCTAATTCAATTTTTAAAGTTGATTTAATTTTAATAGTTCCCGTAGCATCCATAGTAATAACACTACCATTATTATGTTTTACTTCAACTTTAGTATTGTCAATTCTTATTTCACTTCCATTATTATGTTTAGATTCGATTTTCTGTTTATCAATAGTAGTCAAACTACCATTATTATGGGTAATTGTCATTTCATCTTTATCAATAAAAACTTTTGATTTAGAGCTATGTTCTAACATTGTTGTCTTTTTCTTTCTATTAATTTCAAATTTATCACCGTTATCTGTTTCATAGAAAATCATATTATCAGGATAATCTTTATCTTTATTAGTCGGCATATTATTTTCATCAATAACTTTACTTGAATATCTCGGAATGTAAATTTCTCCACGTTCAAAATAAACATTAACAAGACAATCAACTGGTGGAACAATAAATGAACCTTTAAGCCCACCTCTAAATTCAAAATCGGGAAATGCCCAAGGCAAATCATCATCTTGAATATTATCACCATGAACACCAAATACTCTCACTTTACATTTTCCAATTTTATCAGGGTCATTATTATCAACAACAATTCCAGTAAAATTACCTTCATATTTGTCTTCATATAAACCATCATTTAAAAAATCATTTAATGAATCATAAATATCTTGTGATATCATTTTTTTTATATTTTCATTATCTTTATTCATATTATCTCCTAATTAACATTATAATCATTCAACACATCAGATTTATTTATACCATTTCTACATAACATAACTTTCTTTTGATAAACACCATCATATGTTATATTATGAGTTATTGAACCAACAAGATAGTTTCCTGAATATGGTTCGTTAAAACTCTTTTTATCATCAAGTATTTCAGGTATACCAACATTAACTCTATCAAATAATTTAACATCAGTCATCGAATTTATATTTAAAAGAAGTGTTGTTGAAAATAAATTATATTTTAAAAACATATTTTGAACAATACCTCTTGGAAATTCTTCAAAAACTTCATTATTTCCAAATAATCCTACATTACAAAATATTGAAGGTTCTCCATCATATTCTTTACTTTTATTATATAAATCTGTCATTTTATCAACACGGTCTACAGTTCCACCAATATATTCACCCCTTAAATTATAAAAACCAAATGTCGCAGCATAATTACTAATCTTATTAAATAAACCTGTTAAATTTACAACATTATACGAATTAAAAAACATTCTATCGTTTTCATCACTCATTAGCAAATAATTATAAACTCGTTCTTCATCAAATGTAGCATTAAAATTTACTTCTTTTTTCATCTCTGCTCTTAATGACGTATAAACAAATTTATTTTTAGTATTAGAATAAAAGAATATTGAATCATTAGGAATATATGCTCGTTTTAAAATGTGTTTTATAAAATTAAAATTATTTGAATCCTGATACCAAATCATTTTATCGCTTGAATTTACTCTTTGAGGATTATCAAATTTAATTCCAGTTTCTTTTGCAATACGACTTAATATTCCTTCACTATTATCATTAAAACTTCTATTTCTATATGGAACAAATAAATTTTTTGAAAATGCATAACCAACAAATTTTACTACATTATAATGATTTGCTGAATCATCAGATTCAAATGAATAATCACTAATTATAAACTCCATATCAATTGCAGGTTCAATCTCTTCATTTTGAGAAATAATAACACTAATAACATCATCATCAAGAATCACAAACCTATCAACAAAACTCGCAACATCAGATATTACAAATTCTATTCTCGGTAATATTGATAAAATATCTTCTCTTATTGTCAAATACTGTATATTTTCACGAGGTATAGTTATGTCAGTAATAGATGTATTTACACCACTTTTGTTTTTAACCCTTAAATTTAAGTAAAAATGTTGCGCTGGTAATGACATAATTACAATTCCTATAAGTTTTGCGCTCTTATTCTTTTTTTAACTGCTAAAATAAAATCCGTAATATCATCAGGGTCAGGAACAATAATATCTTGACCAATTTCAATATCATTCCAAACATCATCAATATTATTAACTTTTAATAATATCCACCAATATGACATTCTTGAATAAATTCTTATTGATAACAAATCGGGTCTTTGAATGTCTTGTCTTTTAATCGAATTAAACCTAATTGGTCTTTTTATTTCAAATAAATCCCAATTACTAAGAATCATATCTTTTTCTAAATAATCTCCGGCTGACACTGTAGGCATAAAATTCATTCTATTAAATTTATTATTCATAATTTATTCCTTAATAGTTTCACCAAATTCAATTCTATTAAGATTTGGTTCTTCTGTAAAACCAATATCATTAATACCACTCATAATTTTTCTTGATGACATGTCTAAAGTAATGTCAACATACAATGGTCCTGCTTCACTTACTTCCAATGAAAACTCAAAATTGACATTTGTGATAATCATATCTGGATGATAAAAATATTGACCAATTTGAACAATTACAGGCGGTGGAGCATTTTTTAATGTTATATAATCATGAGCATCTTCAAGAAGATTCTTATTAATTGTTGCAGCTCGATTTGATATTGCTTTTGTAGCAGCTTCAATATTATTTCCAAAAAAACCAGCACCCCATTCAAGTGACGTTCCTTCTGTTTTATTTTGTGCTTTGTTATTTAATTTCTTAGCTTTTTCAGATGCTATAACTGCGAGTTTTTCCCCACCATCTATTACTTTATTTTCCAATTCTTCTATTTTATTACCGACAGAATTTTGTTTTCCCGGAAGAGTAAGTTTAGACAGTTGAAATGCTGAGAACAATGGTTTGCCCGTTCCATCCCAATCCACAATTCTAAATTTTGGTGACATTCGTAAATAACCATTTTTTCTCCATAATTTTTTTGACATATAAACAGAACCCAATTCTCCACCACCAGCTAAGATAGACGCGTCACCAAAAAATGCTGGAACTGATGGAAAATTTAGTACTGTCCATTCACTTTCAATACCAATTGAAACACCTTCAGTTGTAACTCCAATAATTGGTGTTAAATCATTTCTATTTCTTGCATAAAAATAATGATTAGGTGTAATTTTAATTACACTATGTCCTTTGGCAATTTTTGATTCACTATTCTCATTCTCTTTTGTTAATCCAGAACCTTGCCATGATAATGGATTAAATAATGTTATTTCTTCAAAAAGCATTATTCACATCCTTATTAAAATTTTCTTCCAGACACTAACTGATTATTAGCTCTTGGCATATCTTTTGGTTTATTTCTCTCTAATTGTCTACCAAAAGCATTTGCCAATTTTTCAATATCATCACTAGATAAAATAACTTGCATTGGTTTATCCGGTTCAAATTTACCATCCACATAACCTTGCGGTAGATTAATATCAAAACCTCCACCGCCCTGTTCTGGTTTTGAATATTTATCTTTTTTCCCCATTAATACTCTTTTACGAAATTCATTATTAATTGTATCTCTTGGTCCATACACACCTTCACCCGGATATGGTTCCACATGCCAAGGCTCTTTCATTTTTTTCCAATTTAATAATGGTCTATGGAATCCATATTTCTTAAATAATCCCATACGCTCTAAATTATTTGCATCACTAGAATTTATATCAATAGCAAACCCATAATCATGAACAGAATTCCCACCTCTATTTCTTTTAGCTGAATTAACTTGAATATCTTTACCAGTAGTATCAAAATATTCTTTTGCCATATTACCAAAATTTAATTTCATTGATGGGTCTAATCCATCATAATTTGGATTCCAAGGACTATATAATTTAATACCAACACTTTTATCCACATCCATAAGTTTACGTGCCCCACTAGTAATATATCCAATTGGATTAAATCCTTTATCCATTTCTTTAGGTTTTTTTAAAGAGTTAAACATACCATCTTTTGCTTTACCAAATGCACGTTTTCCCCATTCTGTAACAGTTTTTACTTTACTTCCAACATCATAATCAAAACCACCACCACCTAATATATTTTTGCCAACATCTTTAGCACCACCTAATATATTTTTGCCAACATCTTTAGCACCACCTAATATATTTTTAATCCCCTTAATAATAGAACTATCAGAAACCATTTCAGCAATTTTTGGTGCAATGTCAAACAATAAACCTCCTCCCGGAATAATCGTTGCGAAAGCACCACCCATTTCTTTAAGAGCTTCTAATTTGTTTCCAGATTTCCATTTTGTAAACGCATCTTTCATTCTAATAATACTTCCAATACCCGGAAGATTATCTATTTTTAATCCCCTTAATAATAGAACTATCAGAAACCATTTCAACAATTTTTGGTGCAATGTCAAACAATAAACCTCCTCCCGGAATAATCGTTGCGAAAGCACCACCCATTTCTATAAGAGCTTCTAATTTTTTTCCAGATTTCCATTTTGTAAACGCATCTTTCATTCTAATAATACCCCCAATACCCGGAAGATTTCTAATAAATGCTTTTCCAAAATCTATTTTTAATCCCCTTAATAATAGAACTATCAGAAACCATTTCAACAATTTTTGGTGCAATGTCAAACAATAAACCTCCTCCCGGAATAATCGATGCGAAAGCACCACCCATTTCTATAAGAGCTTTTAATTTTTTTCCAGATTTCCATGTTGTAAACGCATCTTTCATTCTAATAATACTTCCAATACCCGGAAGATTTCTAATAAATGCTTTTCCAAATTTTTTAGCACCCGATGCAAATTTTTCATTAGCACTACCTTCTCCAGTTTCAATACCTTTAAAATCTTTAAATAATAAAAATCCATCAATAGCAACAGCCAATGCCGTTCCAACACCCGGAACTATCGATGCAACTCCAGATGCAACTTCTAATAATCCTTCAATCCATTGCTTCTTTTTAAAACGTTGAATACCAAAAAATAAACCAATCAAACCGCCAATTATTGGTATCTTCTTAAATGCGTTTTTAGAACCCTTTCCAATACCTTTAGCTAAACCCTTACCAAATCCAGTTAATGCACCTTTAGAAAATATTGTACTTATAGATTTTGCAACACTAAAAACACCTTTAAAAAATTTTGGAATACCTTTAATTGCTTTTAAAGTAGTACTAACATTAAGTTTAGATATTGTTTTTACAACTTTTCCTACTGTTTTAATTTCTTTAAATGCTCTAGACAAACCTTTACCAATATATTTAAACCCCTTAACAACACTAAAGAGAAACTCTGTCTTACCTGTCATTAGATATCCAAGAAGACCACCACCAGAAAAAAGAATACCCAAACCACCAAGCGATCCAAGCGATCCTAACATTCCACCCTTTTTAATTGCACTAAGTAATTTTATCATATCAGAATAACTGTCTTTCATTATTTTAGTTTGAGATTCTCTTCTAACATAATCTTTAGCCGTCCTTGCACCTTTATTTTTTACTGAAGCATTTTGTAAAAATTGAGAAGTTTTTGTCTGTAATTTTAAAGTATCTTGAGTATTTTTTGATAATAATGTATTTAAAGATGAAATAGATGAATCAATACGTTTTAATATTTGATTTGTTTCTATTTGTAATTTTGCATTTTCATTGAAAGCTTTGGCAGTGTTATTAAAAACACCACCAATCGTTTTTGACATTAAATCAGTACTTTTCTTTACAAATTGTGAAGCCTGATTTTGTTTTAAAAATTCATTTTCTCTTGGTTTATTTTCTGACATAGTAAAATATTCCGTTCTACAAAACTTATAGAATCTTAGCAAGCTAAGATTTCAAGTTTGCTTCCTAATTCAACAAGGTTGCCTTGATAAATCAAGGTCTTATATC